TTAGGTGTACATCTTCGAAGGGAACTTGTAAATCACTTAGAATTACAATTTTCTTCATTAGGTTTAATCCTCATCCTCGTCATCGTAGTCGCCAAAGCGCTCTGGATCGATAGGGTCTGGCAATATCCAAGCTGGATATGCTGATGGCTCGACAATCACTGCTAACGCTAGATCAACTTCAAAGCCTGCTCTACGCAATGCTCGATACATCTCTTGAAGGCTGATAGCCCAAGTGTCAAGAGCGTTGTAAGTCTCTAGGTCAATAACCTTTTTTCTCGCCATGTGCTAATTGTCACTTCTCTAGTATGCGAAGGATGGTTTCGACACGCGCCTCAAGTAAGTTAATCTGGTCGCGCATCGAACTGCCACCATTATTTTTGAGTTCGCTTAGGTAGTGCTTTACTAACCACCGCACCGAGCCAATAAACGAACCAATAACGGTCGTAGCAGCAACAGCAATTGCCGCCATGTCCTGCGCAGTCATTATCTTTTTGGTGTTGCATATCCAAATATGCCTGACAGTACTGACCAAAGGATGGCACGGTAATCGATATCAAAATTAGTTGCAGACCATGCAGCTAGAAATGCTCCTGCTGCAAGGAATAGTGGGTTCTTTAGTTTCATGCTTTGCCTCCTAGAAGTGGGATTTGAAAAAACGAACGATCTTCATCGCCAGCTTTTGTGAAGCTGATGTGAATGTGCGATATGTGCGGGTTTGTACCCCTGTACTTGACCCAGCGCCAAAGCGTTCTCTTGCTCGCAATTCGCTTATTAAAAATGACATATGCAATTCGCTTATCTGTTTTGGCGTAAGCTCGTATCTGATCGGCAAGGTAATGAGCTGTGGCATCTTTCCCATCGAGAGAAGCATCGAGATCGAAAGCACGGACGAACCCTGTAGTAGGGCAAGCGTTGTGATCGCTTTTTTTGGTTGAGTGCCGTGCATCACCATAGGTTCCGTCAGAACGACGGTCTCTGTCAGGATAAGCATCGTCTGCCTGCTCTCTAAACTGGATTACAGATTTACTAAGTCGAGCTTTCATCCAAGTATTAAAGCTGCTTCATCGGCTGTTAAACCTAAGCGATCAAGTATTGCTTTGCGAGCAGTTGCCTTTGCTTCTGCTTCTGCATTCTTAGCCGCATCTGCCGCTTTATCTGCCTCATATTGTGCAAATTCTTCTTCAGTCATTTCACGATCAATGACTTCATCTGTCTGTGTGTTATGGATTCTAACCATTGGACGAGTTGTTGTTTTAGGCATTATTTAACTCCATAAAGTAGAACGGTTCCAGTTGAAAGATTGCCACCAGAGTTTGAAAAAACAAGTGAAGAAACTGCGGTATTTGTATTTACAAAACCGTGTTGAAAACCACCAACATACTCGCCTATTTCCTGCGCGTAGTAACCACCAAAAATAGACCAAGATTTTTTTGCGCTTGCGCTTGCGTAATTGTCAATTGTAACTGTCCAAGCATTGTTGGCAATTGTGCGCTCTGTTCTTATAGAATTACCAGTAAAGGCAATGTATCCGTCTTGGGTTGTGTCAATTGCACTGTTACTAAATTGACCACCCCGTGCGGAAATGTTTGTAGTTCCATTTGGTGCAATTCTAAAGACGCCATGGTTTGTTGCATTTGTAACACCATGAACATAAGCAACAAGCCTATTATAAGTTTGGTCAATGCTTGAAATTGTTGTGGTTGCACCTGAAAGCGTTGTAGTTGATAACAAGGTCATTCCACCTGCTGAAATAGTTTGCCAAGCAGGAACCCCACCAGTAACGGTTAAAACCTGTCCAGTTGTACCAACGGCAAGACGGGTGTTTGTGTTAGCAGTTGCAGAACGATATTCAATGTCTCCAAGAGTTGTTGAAGGATTGAGTGCTTTTGTGGTGGTGTCAATAGATGAACCAAGGGTGCGGATAGCCGCCGCGCCATCTTTGACTAGGTCAGTATCATTAGGGGTAGTCCACCCATAATTGGTTGTCGTTGCCATCTATTCTCCTTGATTAGGCTACTATTGTAGCGTTATTCCAGTCCAAAGTCGGACTTATTGTGTTCCATGATTCCGTAATTGGTACATTGTTCCATCTAAACGCTTGCAAGCTGAAAGCCACAGGCGAGACGATTACAGTTAGATCAAGAGCGTTGAATCGGCTAGTCCAAGTCCAGCCTTCAACAAAGCCTTGGTAGCGACCGTCTGCGATATTGGCTGGCAAGTCCTCAATGTCAAGAGGTAAGCCCATAAATATATTAAGAGCCTGATCGCGTGATACATCTGGGATATTAGGGTTAGTCAATGGAAAGGTTATAGCCTTGAATTGGTCTTGGGGATAAGCCCTAATTGCTAAATAAAAGGCTGCTTGATCTTCTGCATCGGCTTTGAGTTCAATGCTTGTTAAAATGTTTTGTGCTTGGTAGCCGTAAGTCGCAATAGATGCAGCATCGGATGCAGTTTCTTGTTGACTATTTTTATAGGTAATTGTGACTTCATTGCGTAGATCACCCAAGCGCCTTGATGTGGCAATACCAGAAGCATAAGCCCAGCCTGCATCGACATAGGCATAACCATTAGCTGCTAGGTATTCACCGCGATGAGTGCTGTCTGCATATCCGATACGCCCGGCACTATCCTCGTAAATGTATCCAAGCCCTGAACGAGCTAATCCTGCAACAAGGCTATAAACATCTGTGGTGCTAGCAGATCGAGCAGTAAGTTCATAATCCCCGGGCTGATCAATCTCACCTAATCCAGAGTTCTCAGCATTAGCCCAAGTGGTTGTTGCATTATAAGCAGCCCATGTTTCTGCTGCTGGAACTTGATTCCATTGGTTAAACAAAAGAGCAGATAAAATTGAATAAATCTGGTCCCCATCATTAGCTTTAACCAATACGCCTTCAGTTAAGGTTTTAGGCAGTTTAGATAAAGCCCCTAATGCTGTGACGGTAATAGCCTGTGTAATGGCTGGCTCGCCTGTTCTAACCGTTACATCGATATCTGTGACATCTCCGCCAAAGATAGGAACATAAGTGCCAGTTGAATCTTTGACCTTAATAACTACTGAATCATTAACATCAAATCCTGTAGCAGCTTGATTTAAGTTCAAAATGGTAAAACGGCCATAGCCTGCAACAGGCTGAGAATAGATGTCTGAGCGCCCTGAAGTGATAGTTAAATCAGCAATGGTTAGATCAGTAACATCTCCAAGCCCATTGACCTCAACTGCATATTCTGGAGTCCATACTGTCATGCAAACGCACCAGCACCAAGAGTTCCACGATAAGAAGATTGGTTAAGAACGCTGACAATCTGTCGAGCTGTTGACTCTGAATCGATGGCTCCATTAACTGTAATGTTGTTAACTGTTCCGCCTGATGACAAACTTGAATTATTCATTCTTGGAACACCTAAGCCTGAAGTGCCAGGAACGGTTCCTGGTATTTGGGAAAGGTAAGGAGTATCCTTGCCTGGCAATAAGAAGTTCTTGGCTCTGATTGCCTGATTAGCCATTTCAATAATCAAAGCAGTAATCTCTTTAATAACCGTCACAATACCATTGGCAACACTAGCAACTGCTTTTAATACTGTAATAAATCCTTGCATTGATGATTTTCCGTCTGTGCTTACCAGACCAAATAATTCTCCAAAATTTTTGGCAAGGTCTCTTATGATTTCTCCTAATTCAAATGCGGATTCTTGGTTATCTGTGAACCCTTCATTTAGTGATCCACTTCCAGTTAAGCCTGCTATAAATGCTTCAAGGGTTGGCAAAATGTTTTCTACTATGTAATCAACAAAGGATGTCAAAGTTGGCAATAAAGCAAAGCCAATAGTTTCTTTTGCTTCATCCATAGAGATACGAAGACGAGCCATTTTGCCTTCAAAAGTGTCTGCTTGAATACTAGCTTGATTGGCAAAAGTATTTGCTAGGGCTTTAGTCACTTCGTCAAATGACATAGTTTTAAGCTCGGCTGCTGAGATTCCTATACCCAAACGACCCAAAGAGCTTGTATTGCCCTCATATGCCCTGCCAAGGGCATTAGAAACGGCTTCAAGTGACTTGCCTGAACCTGCTGAAATATCAAGAGCCAAAGATTGAAGTTCTTGAGCCTTAGTAACATCTTTGGTTGATCTAGCCAAACGCTCTAAGCTTGGGCGTAACTGGTCATCTGTTACACCAAAAGCAATCGATGTTTGTGTAATATATTTTTCAGTTTGTGCTACAGCTTCATTGGTTGCGCCTGCAACATTTTTTAATGTAGCCGCTAATTTAGCCTGAGCCTTTTCATCTTCTATTGCTGACTTAACGCCATCGACAAGCAACTTTCCAGCATAGACGGCAGCAGCAGCACCGGCAGCTAAAAAGGCTGCTCCAGCGACTTTGCCAAACTTACTAATTTTATCGCCGAAAGTTGTAACTTCATTATCGGCTTTGTTTATATTCTTAGTGAAGTTATCTATGTCCGCAAGGAGTTTAAGCGTTAAGGCTCTACTTGTTCCAGCCATTATGTCCACTCCTTCAAAATCTTATCAAACGATTTAGTCCACTCTGCCACAATGTAAGGTTGGATTCTGCGAAGTGTTGGATAAATAAACCAACCCTTAGAACCGCGACCTTCACGCCCTGACCAAACTGGGAACTGCTTAAACTTATTCGATCCAAACTCTGAGCCACCCCAAATATCTTTAGTAGTTGCTCCACCACTAAACTTCTGAGCTGCAAAGCCATAAGTTATCTCACCGATCCTAGATGACTTTTTAACGCGAGAACCTTCTGCAATGCGACTGGCAACTGCTCGGGATGATAACCCCGATGCAGTACCAATCACCTCTTTACGAGCATATTCTGCTAATGCTCCAGACTGGCGTTTTGCTTCGTCTGTTGCCTGCTCGTCCATGTTCTTTAGCGCCTTAAATACGGCACGAAGCTCAGTCTTATCAAAAGCTGTTTGTTCAGCCATGATTCCTCGCTTCCAGTATTTCCAACGCTGTTAAAATGTCTTCTGCCGATTGCCACTCTGACATTGGAATCTGAGTTGCTATTGACAGTTCAACTAAGAGTCGGCTTACGCTTCCTCTTGGATGGCTTTTGGGTCATCGCTTCCCACCTCGACATCTGCCACCGTCTCCATCCAAACCTCTAATGGCTTTGTTGGCTTTCCACCTGCATCACGCTTCATTGCTGAATGTGCTACAAATAAGATATCCCACATACCACCAAAGTTAGATATGACCTTTTTAGTTGTCATTTCCCATTTGGCATAATCTGGTGGTCTGACTAAGTAAGTATCTTCAGACCCATCATTGTATTTAATTGTTATTTGTTGTTGCATTGTTTGCTCCCGTTCTTAGTTTTTAGCTGAATGTTTCTGTTACTGAACCTTGTGATACTTTGAAACTAAAGTCTACAGTCTGAGCATCTGTTCCAGCGCCTCCTGCTGTAGGAAACTCTGGCTTAATTGGAAATGAGAAAACTGCACCTGTAGCAGCAGTAAGGCTGATGGTGATATCTGTGTCTGGTGCTGTCTCTGCTGCTGTCCATAGAGCTTCGCAAACTGAGTTTGCCTTGCCCCAGTCAGCAAGCATTGAAAGCTCAAAAGTACCTTCAACATTTACTGTCTTGTAAGCTTCGCCATCAAGAGTCTGGTATGTCTCACGAACATTTGTCTTTGTTAGAACTGCGCTTGTTGCTTGGGCTTCGATATCTGTTCCACCTGTGAAAGATAGAGAAATATCGCGCCCTGTGATTACTACGGTTGCCATATTATTTTCCTTTAGTTTGTTTGTGTGTAGTAGGTGGAAACTCTGATATCAGCCACTAAAACATTAGATGGCCCGACTTGAGTTACCGTTGGTTTTTCAATAGCTCCGATTGTGTACCCGACTGGGATTACTTTCAGAACGCTTATTATTAACTGCTCAAGGTTATCGAGCGATGCAGGATTGCTGTTATAGGCAACCGCTACAGATATTGTTAAATTGATCTTTATGTGAAGAGTTGTTTTGCCAATTGTCTCTAATTCCAAATATGGTGAATCTGGAACCATTACAACAAAAGGAACCATAGGAGCTTCTGGAACATAGGCATAGACATTGCCTGCAACTCCTGCTAAGGCTGTTGCTAATGGCTGGCGTACTGTGTCAAGAATTGTTGAAGCTGGCATTACTGCACCATTGAATCAGTATCGATGTATGCGCCCAAGAGACCAGATACCCGATTGAATAAACTCCGACCTAAACGATATGGGCTAACACTTGTAAAATCTATGCCTTCAATTTGACCGCCCGGGGCGATTCGGCTCTGGAATACTTCTACTGATACTGCTAGGACTGCTGACTCTACGGCTGCGTTTCCAACATAAGTTGAAGCGCCTGAAAGAGTTGCTAAGCCTGATGGGATTACTTTTCTTTCGGTAATGTCTGCGTTTGTAATCGCGACAGTAAAGTAACCGTTAAATTCTCTGTAAGCACCGTCTAAATAAATGCGTGAGCTTGAGCGAACAATGAAATCCTCGACATCAATGTTGCTTGATTCAATAATTGTAAAGGTTCCGTTAAAGGGAGCGCCTACGCCTGTGATGACTACGCTCTGACCATCGGAAAAATTGTTATCGCCTAAAACTCCATAAGTTGCAATGTTATCTTGCAATGTAACTGTGTCGATAGGACTTGAGTATTTAACAAGCATTGGCAAGATTACTGACTCTGCTGTGTCAATTATATCTGTCAAATATGCATCGTTGTAGAGGGATGTAGAGACACCAAGAATAGACCTTAGTTCTGCAACCGTAACTATTGAAGCCATCTTTACATCCTCTCTATTAAACGACTGGGGGAGCGATCGGGAGCAACCGCCCCCCCATGATTAGTTTGTGGTTTTTAGGAAACCATGTAACGGTATGCGCCTGCGCCAAGCTTTGTGGCAACTGCACCGTAACCGTAGTATCCAACTTGTACTGCACCTGTTGAGATCAAGTTTGTCTGTAGAGACAAGCGTGGGCTCTCGTACCATGTGTAAGCATCTGGATTGATAACGATTGCTGTGTTATCTCCAAGTCCTGCTGTGTCTGTCAATGCGCGTGATACGCGAAGGTTCAGACCAAGAAGGTTTCCGCGAACTGCTGTTGCAGTTAGGTCTCCGCCTGCATTCTGTGGGTTGATTGTTTGCTGGAAGATTGGACGGTTTGAACCATCGACCAAGCCCATCAATGCTCCCCATTGTTCTGGTGAGACTACGATGTTTTGTGCAAAGCCTAGAGTTCCCTTGTAGATTGAAACTGCTGCATCTGAAACGAAATCAGCAACTAGAGCACCTGTTGTAAATGCTGCGCGGTTTCCGCCATCTGTTCCACCTGTAATTAGTGCTGTACCAACTGCTGCATCTGTGGCTTTTGCATAAGCAAACTCCATTTGACGAACTAGTTCAGCAAAAAATGCTGGAGAACTTCTGTCGAGAAGCTCTAAACTGAAGCTCTGCTGGCCAATAAATTTTTGGACACTCACTGAAACGAACGCTGCGTTTTGGTCAGTTTCTGATGGTGTACCAAACTCTGCTGCAACTGCAACTGTTGGTGCAACTGTGATCTTAGGAATTTCAAATGTCATTCCTGCATCTGGCAATGCACCGCGTGAAATTGAATCGATAAATGGACGATCAGCGTTTGAGATTCCGTTAATAACCTCTGTTAGCTGACGAGTAGGAACTAGTCCTGCGTTATCTGTAATATCGGCTGCTGCAGCAACATACATCTTTGATGTTTCGTTGCCGAGTTGAGCGCGAACTGAATGCTCGAGATAAGAAGCCTTATCCACGATTGGGTTACGAACTGTGATTGATGTATAAGGTGCTGTTGCAGCTTTTACTTCAACTTTTGCAGCCTCTACCGTTTCTGCGGCAGGAGCGACTTCTGGAACGGTAGTGTCTGACACTTGTTCTCCTTCTGTGATTTTTGGTGTTTCATCCTGAACATCGAGTTCAGAAACTTTGTTATCTTCGGCAGCGACCTTTTGAACTTCTGCCCCGGGAATTGCGCCATCTGTTACAAGGCTGACTTCAATTAACTTAGATGCGCTAATTGCCATGACTCCGCCTTTGTTATCCCATTCTTCAACATCTACTCCAACGCTAAAGTCTGAACGAAGCCCTGTAGCAGCTTCTTCTAATGCATCGTTGCCTGCTGTTGTTTTAGCGATCTTAAATGATGCTGTAATGCCCATGTCATCCTGTGACCACTCAACAAGCTTGCCTAATGGACGAGTTTGGTCATGTTGTAGAACTAGTTTTGTGTTCTTAGAGAATTCGATTGAGTTAGGCTCAAACATTGTTGGCCCTGCTGATGTATTGCCTTCAGCGTTCCATTGAACTATGCGACCAGCGATAATGCGAGACTCTGCATCTGCTGCCGTTAGTGTTACTGGCATTGTTATCTTCATTAGCTGTTCTCCTTGTTGTCGATCAAATCTTCTTCTTCTCTAATCTGCTCGACTGTCATTGCGCCGATGCGATTCAAGATTTCATAGACTTGAGCGCGTTGTAATGGATCGCCACGCAAGAACTCGTCTAACGAGAAGCGAACCTCTGTTGTACTAGACACGAAATCTGCCATGCTAAGCCGTTGTTCAATGGCAGTTAAAACATATTTCATAGAGAAGTCGATAAGAGCCTTGCGCTCCGAAATTGCGTTGCTATAAGTCATGCTCGTTGTTTCAGCGCTTACGAAATATGCAGGAAGGTTGCAAGCGCGAGCCAATTCGAGCGCGACATATTGACGAGCTTCATTAAGCTGTAGTTTTGCAGGATCGATGCCCAGCGCTTGCAACTCTACATCTGCGTTTAAGAATGCAGTTGATTTGTTTAGTCTTGCAGTTCTCCATGATTCAAGAAGTTTCGCAATGCGCTCTGCTGGAAGGTTTGTGCCGTTTGATTTCAATACTTGAAGAGGAACTGGCTCTTTAGCAAACGATTCAGCAGCCTGTTCAAGCGCATGAGCTGCACGAATTGTGCGCCCTGCTCTATTTAGCAAACCTTCATCTAATCCATAAAATACAACAAGTGATCCAACGCCTTGATTAGGAACAATTGAACCATCAACTTGATAACCAATAATCTCTGTTTGTAAATGATTTAATTTAGGAGTTACACGATCTGGTGCTACGCGAGTCCATGCACGAACTCTTCCCGTGTCACCATATTGCTCTAAAACCTGACCATACCCAAATCCATTTAGCCAAATATCTTCGGCAAGCCATGCATAGATAGCAGAGCCCGGAACTCTTGGATCGGGTTGGTTAATTACTGAAGGTGCTGCAACATGAGAACCATTTAACTTTGAATAAACTTCTAATGGTAATCCTGCAAGTGTTGAACAGATAATGTTACGCGCTCTTGCGATTGTTGGAATCGCCATTGCTTGACCGCGTGTAGCAGTAGATGGCGTAAATGTAAAGGGATTGAACGATGCTGTGTTATTGAAGGGAGCAGGTGTAGAAGCTGCATCGACTGTAATTTGAGCAGG